GCGCCTTTTGCTCCTGCACCAACTGCTTTAAGCGTGTCCCACACACCTTCTGTAATAACTACTTCATTAATCTTCATCTTTTAACTTCCTAATACCGCGAGCAAATTTCTGTGGATCTTGGCCTTTAATAGCATTAAGAAGTCGACGCTCTAAATCACCAGCCGATTCAGCATCATAATTTTCACGGATATACTTGATTAGATTAATGGCGCCATTAATGATGTTGTTGGCGCGACTTTCAAGGAGATTATCCTTGTCTTTGTGCATCAACAACTCATCGAGTTCTGTAAGTATGCTACGGGTGCGTTTCTGCACGGTCTTTACTCCAATTTAGTATATTTATCTATTCTACTTTCTTAAGACCTGCTAGCATATTTTTAAGTTTGCTAGAGTCTACTGAGGCATTAATTTTAGGAGTATCACTTGTATCTTTACTTACAGTTGCACCTGTTTTAATTTGACTTAATATATTAGACACACCGTTACCTTGTTCACTATCACTAGCACCACTGTCAGTGATTCGCATTGTTTCGATGTTATAGTCTAGATCAATCTTTTGTCCTACACCTGTTGAACTACGTGACTTCATACATTGAATTTGATAGCGGCCGCGCTCACGCATAGCACGACTAGTAAAGATACCAAACACGTTATCTGCTGTGTTGATCTTACTTAAACCACCTGCAATATGACTATGATCAAATTCAATTTCTTCAACTGCACCACGGTTCAACTGACTCGCTGTTACAAATAACACATTAAGTTCTTTAGCTAAGTTACGCAGTTCTTCTGATACATACTTGTCTTTGACAAACAAGTCATTTGGACTAACTTTAGCACTAACAGGCATAACCAAATCTAAATAGTCTACCATGACAAAGTCTACTTTAATACCTGTTTGAATCTGTACTTCTTTAATGTAGCTACGAATGTCGTTGACGTTACTCTGTGCAGGTAATCCTTTAATACGATATTGCCCTGCTTTCTTACTTACTAGTTTAACCTTAAGTTCTGTTGTTTCGATGTCCTTGCGAATATCTTTTGTGCTCATGTCTGTCAACATAGCATCTGTACGCAACGCACATAGTTCTTCGCTCAACTCTAAACTTACATAAACACCACTAAGCCCAGCTTGAAGCCAACTAAGTGCAATGTTCATCATGACTAAGGATTTACCTGACCCAGAACCACCTGCAAAGATGTTTAGTTCGCCGCGACTAAATCCACCATACAATAGTCTATCAAGTTGTGGCCAGCCAGTACTTACCTGTCCACCGCTACTGTAATATTTTTCAATACGTGCTTTAGGATCCGCAAAGTAATCTGTACCCATGTCTTTGGTAAGACTGATCTGTACAGCATCTTTAATAATTTTTTCTACCGGTGCAAAGTCACCTTTTTCCAGCATGTCTGCTGATTTAAGAATAGCACGTTCAAGTTCTTGTCGTTTAGTAAAGCCTTCAAACTCTGCCATGAACCAGTTATAGTGATCTTCTGTTAGATCAGGAACATGTTTAAGATCTACATTAGTTACTGCTTTGACCTGTTCTATAGTTGGCAGAGTCTTATGATTGTCACTGTGTTCTTTAAGAAAAGTTGCTACTTCTCGCAGGCTACGATCAAAGTTCTCTGGATTATAAATGTTCTGCACACGCACATAGCTTTGTGCATCCTGCAACATCATTTCTAAAAATAATTTTTGTAGTTCTGGTGAATAGTCTTTTGTGCTCATATACTTAATTATACCATTTTTTACGCATTAATTCAATTTTAAGTTTGCTCGTTTCTTTGCTGTCTATGATGCTTTTTAATACAAATAGCTTACCATATTTAACCACTGCTTCGTTGATGTCTTTGCAGGTCTCTTGCCACACTGGAAAGCTAGCACTCCATCCGTACTCTATTGCGTTTTGTAGTAGTCGAGCTCCGGCCTTGTCGCGATCTGCTACCACAATAACTTCCTTGCCTAGACTTTCGATAATTTCTGCTTGTGTTTCGCTACATTCATTACTCATAACCGCAACACCATCTACTGACATTGCATCAAATGGTCCTTCACATACAATAACAAACTTACTGTCACGCTGTTGATTGTTTAAGTTGAATACAAGATTAGGTTCGTAGTGGCTGTAGTATTTTGGTTTAACACTGTCAACAAACGTTCGACTAGTATAGCCAATGATCTTACCTTCCCAGTACATAGGAATGATTACACGTTGATGCAGGCTGTGATCAGTGCTATCAGTCCAATAAAAGTCATACTTGCCTGTGTCAATCTTACGATCTTTAACATAGTCAACTGCTGAGTTGAGCAGTGGAGGAACATTACGAAAATCATCTAATATATGGTGTGTGATCAATGCTTGAAAACTGATCGCACCCTGTGGTAGATCACGGACTTTAAACTCAATCTTTTCTTCAGCAGCTTGTTTTACTTCTTCTGGGTTAACTAACTCACGAATACGGATAGCTTCAATTACTAGACGTTTGATGTCGTTTTCATCTGCGCCAAGCCAGCGTAGGAGTTTACGAAATTTAAATGTTAAATGGCGACCTGGTTGATAGCTGGCTTTAAAGTTGCAGTTGAAGCAATGGAAACTTACGCTACCATCTGCGTTAGCAGTCAAGCCACCACGACCTCGTGTGTCAGCACTTTCTCCGTTATGTACACAGCATGGGGCATTAAAGCTAGTCCAACCACTAGGGGTTGTTTTACGCTTTGCAGGTAAGATACTTTTAATGAAATCAGAGATGATATTCAGCATACTAGTATTTTAGCATACTAACTAAAAAAATGCAAGAGTTTTGATTAGAATGAGGTTGTTACAGAACTACGAACCCAAGTATTAGCTGCTGTACAAACATACATGAAGCTGCCGCTGACGATTACCTGTCCTTTGATGCCTACTGCTGAACTGCTTGCAGGTGCGGACTGATTTACTAAATTTAAACCAGTAAATCCAATAATATCGTTAACAGTTAATATAACATTACCAGTACGACCGGCTACACTGGTTACACTATTTGATAGTGAATTTACATTGTTTGTAACAATTTGGAAGTTATTATTAATTGTGCTAAAAGCACTGCGTAACGGATCACCATCACCTGCTGACGGACCTGTACCAATGTTAACGTTAGATAAAATCATATTAGTTCTCTGTTATTTGTATATTTATAGTTTTACTGTATTATAATCCGTGTCTAGTTCTTGCTGTTAGTACCCAAACCTTGTTTTGTATGTGGCGTGTAACGATTGAATAGTTGCCAAATCTAACACACTATCGTATACTTTAACAAATGCAATATTACCAGTTTGAACTGTAGGTGTAGCACCAGAACGACTGAACATTCTCAACTGAATGAAACCACCGCCACCGCCACTTGTTGCGGTAAATGCATAATTAGTTGGTGCTGTGTTTGTTGAGGTATAAACTTGTCCTGTATAGGTCGCAGCATTCCATGTCACCCAATCCAAATGCCAAACCGTATCAGTGCTACCACCTGGTAAGTTCACACTAAAGTTTGGATAAAAAGCACTGGGTCGGCCCTGAAAAGAACCCATTAGCCAATTTCTTGTTTCGTCATAACTGTTCAATATTCTGCCAGCTGATGTTGCGGATAGTTTGTAGGCCATGAATACTGTATAACTTTGTCCAGTGGCATAGTTTGGTCCACCATAGATAGTATCTGCTTGAACATTATTAGACTTAACCCATGAGCCGCCATTGTCACTGCTGTAAGTGATAGAGCCAGCGTTGGCTACTGTGATGGTATAAGCACCAGTACCAGCAACAGTGCTTCCAGTTGTAGGCACGGCCGCATAGTTTGCCGCATCTAGATCATAGACCGCTGCAGGGACATAATCAGCTATATTGGTAATGTTTACTCCACCGCCTACAATAATTCCTGATTCTATAACTAATGGCATATTATAATCCGTACCTTCCACGTAAGGCGTTAAAGTTTTGCGTGATCTCACCAGCTGACAAGGCACGATCGTAGATCATTGCTGTGGCTATGTTGCCAGCAAAATATCTTATTGTAGCATCATCATAAGCAATCTTTATATCGTCCAGAGTAGTGCTGGTATGAGATACCGTATTAGTGGCAGAGGTAATTCCACTTGCTTGACACAGATATGCCGTTGCTGCCGTGCTTGTAACAGAAACAGCAACCATACACCATGTCAAATCTGGTACTATCAATCCACTTTGCCAATTATAAGTATTAACAGCATTGTTCCAAGTATATGCAAGTTGATTGGACAGGTGAAAATCCATTCCAGTAATACTTGTTCCTCTGGAAAACAAAATACCATCATATTGGCCTTGATTTCCATTTCGTCTTATCCAAGATACAAATGTTGCAGCTGTTACTGTAAGAGAACCAGTGCATTGAACGAAATCATTAGAGCCATCAAAAACAATAGACCCACCATCTGCACTGCTATAAGTTGGCCCATTGGTTAATGTACCATTGCGGCTATTACCACTCAAATCAGTCCAAGCGGTTCCTGAACCTGGATAACTAGAAGCATTACCTGCATCTAAAAACATTGAAAGATTGGTAGTTACTATACCAGGAAGATCAACTACATAAGTGCCTGTCAGTGTTACACCTTGGATTATCATGATATCTTGACATAACCATATGACACAGTAACATTGCCACCGCTGGTGTTGTTGAGGCCAAAGTCAAATCTATTGGTAGTTGCACTTGGCGAAACACTGCTACGAACTATGGTGTTTCCAGTGCCCACAAACTGATTAGGTATGCTGGTAAAGTCGATAGGCGTTCCACCACCGTTGTAGACCCAAGCATATTGTTCCCCTACCACAGGTACATTGCTGTTGG